GGGTGATTATGGTAAAAATCCGCGACCATCTAAATCATTTATTCTATTTTCAATATCATAAGAATTAGCTTCAAGAGAACTTACATCACTCTCAAGACGCTCAAGTCTTTCATTTAACTCTTTTAATTTTAAAAGTTCTTTCAAAATTGATTTTGCCCATTCTTCTAGTTTTTTCGGGTCGGTTATATTTTGTGGATTGCTAGCTTCTGGCAAATCATCGAGATCAAAAGTTCGCTCTAGACGAAGCTGAGCCTCAGCATTGATAGATCTACTATTTTTCTTTGCGGCATCAACTATACGCTGTTTTAACTCAGATGGAATGCGTAAGTTAAATTGAACATCATCAGACATTTTAAGGCCTAGTAAATTGTTAGCACTTGTTAGCAAAATATGTTGACATAAGTTTAAATTCTTTGCTATGTTAGCAATTGTTAGATATTGCTAACATTTGAATGAGGTTAATATGACAAAAAGTGAAACACAGGTGAATTTTAGAATGCCTGAAAACATTTTGGTCCGCTTTAAAGCTGAAATTCAGAAGGAGCGTAGATCGCAAACCGCTCAACTAATTCTGTTGGTTGAAGAGTGGCTGGAAAAAAGAGAGAAACAACAGGATGCGAAAGCATGAAAGCAACAGACAACAAAAAAGCCCATGATCTTGGCGGACAGGGCTTTATTGAAGTCATAACAGTGAGATATGAACTATGTTAAATATACCATTCGAATTTGATAAAGACAAGGTTCTAGATATTACCGATCTACTGCCAACCATTCCTATTGAGATTCTTGAGAAGGTAACAGATCAAAACGGTTCTGTTTCAGCAGATGAAGAAAATTTTCTAAAATCTGTAGGACGCGCTGCGGAAAATGCAAACCTTCCAGTTTTAAAGGGATTAAGTGCTATTGGTGTATTGCTTGCCAACGCAAATGAAGAAATACCGTTAGGAACATTCAATGATGTTGGCTGGTTAATACAATCGCTTAGCGAACAAGTTATAGCTATAAGCCATATGCAAGGGTTCGCTGACTCACTTCTTGATGCAAGTAATAAGAACAAAATCTCTAAGGGCAATGGAGGGCTAATGTCATGAATATGCTTATTAACCAAGAAACTTTAATTCCAGTTGTTGATAGAGATATTGGCGGAGAGGTTCAGCCTTCTGTTGATGCACGTGAATTGCATAAGTGGCTTAAATCTGGGGAAATGTTTGCCACATGGATAAAAAAACGGATTAAGACCTATAAATTTATTGAAAATGAAGACTATATTAGTTTTTTGGTAAACCCCAAAAAACCTAATGGTGGGCGTTCTTCAAGAGAATACATATTAACTATTGATATGGCTAAAGAGCTGTCAATGGTTGAAAACAATGAACAAGGTCGGGTTGCAAGACGTTATTTTATTAACTGTGAAAAAGCATTGCGACAAACAGCATTTGGATTAATGAACCAATTCAACAGAGCTGTATTAGAGTTTGAGAAGTTTACTGAAATTGCTTCAAATGCTGGAAGAACATTATGTTTGGTTGGTAAGCAGTACAAACCTCAAGCATTAAGCAAGGTTGAGGAGTTAAAGCAAAAGATTACTCCTTTACTTCCATTTGAAGAAGATGAGATGCAAGCATAAATTCAACAGGAACCCGCCAAGTGCGGGTTTTCTTTATGTGACATTTAATGATCAGTTTGTTAAATTACCCCTAAACATAGGGGTATTTCATGAAAAATTTTATTTTATTTATTTCAGTTGTATTTATTACAACCTCAGTATTTTCTGCACCTAATAAAAAATCAGCTAAAGAACAGCATGAAGAAAATTGTGTAAATTTAGCTAAGCTAGCCCAAACTTTTATGACATCTAAACAAAATGGTGTTCCTATTCTTTCTAGTCTGGAAACAGTAAACACAATAATTAAAGATGAGCAAAGAGCAGAAATAATCAGATTGATTGTTAAAGATGCTTATTCGCAACCAAATTACTCAACCCCGTCTGTGAAAGAAGAACAACTTAACGAATTTACTGCCAAGTATTATATTGGCTGTTCAGAAATGTATAAATAAAATAAATTATTGATTAAAGTTTGCTTAATATTGATTTTAACAAGGCTGTGAATATGAAAAAAATTATTTTAATGAGTTTGGTTATTACTCTTACGGGTTGCGCTGCAACTTCTGACATGACAAATAATCAGTACATGGCAACAACACCTACATCAACAGAGTTAAATGGATTCTGGACTGGTGTAAATGGTCCGTACACAGTTACATATGCATTTAAAAAGGATGGCACTGGATTGATGTGTTCAAGCTGGGGTGGCAATGACTCACTTGAGAAGCTAAAAATTAATGGCTCAGAAGTTATTCTACAATCTGGCTTGAAACAAACAATAAAATTGCAAACTAGTACAAAGCTTGAGTTAAGAGCTAATTACTATGGTGGAGCAACGTATACTTATATTCCCGATCCATCCTTAAGTAATGCATCTCCATACTGTGAAAAAAACCTAAGATAACACCTAATTAATTAAAGCCCGCGAAAGCGGGTTTTTTATTGCCTAGAGGAAAGTAAGATGGCACAAGAATCCCGTTTGGTCATTGTAATTGATGCAAAAAATGCAGAGCGTAATGCGCGTAATCTAGGCAATGAATTAGATAGCATTGAGCGCAAGGGAGACTTTGCCACGAAGTCTATGGATGGTTTGTCTGTCGCTACGCGTCAACTTGCTGGCTACATGGCTGGTTTAGTTACTGTAAGTGCTGCTATTTCAAAGATGGACACTTACACAGGACTTCAAAACCGCCTTAAGCTGGTGACTAACAACCAGATAGAGCTAAATAAAGCGACAGAAGATACTTTTAGAATTGCTCAAAAAACCTATTCAGCTTGGGATTCAGTTTTACAGGTTTACCAGCGCTTTAGTGACAATGCAAAAACATTAAATCTCACTATGGATGACACAGCGCGCTTAACTGAAACAGTATCAAAAGCTGTAGCAATAAGTGGCGCAAGTGCAGCAGCAGCAGATGCAGCTTTAGTTCAGTTTGGGCAGGCATTAGCAAGTGGAACATTGCGTGGTGAAGAACTTAACTCTGTAATGGAGCAAACCCCAGCATTAGCAAAAGCAATTGCTCAAGGTATGGGTATAACTGTTGGAGAGTTACGCACAGTAGCAGCGGAAGGGAAAATTACTTCACAAGAAATCGTTAAAGCGCTTAAAAATGTTCAAAAAGATGTCGATGCAATGTTTGCCAAAACTGACATCACTGTTAGCCAGTCTTTAACTCTTTTGAGCAATGAATTAACTAAATTTGTTGGTGAGTCTGGGAAAGGTTCTGGGGCTGCACAAGCATTGTCCGGTTCTATCCAAACTCTCGCAGGGAACCTAGATACATTAACTACAGCAATGATGCTTGGTGGTGCTTATTGGCTTGGTACCTACATTCCTGCAATTTATGCCTCTGGTGTTGCTGTCGCAGCAAAAACTAAGGAATTGGCTTCGCAAACTGTTGCTCAATACACTGCAATACAAGCTGAAAGAGCTGCTGCAGCTCAACAAGTTATAAGCACTCAGGCACTTGTTGCTAATACTCAAGTAACGTTGGCTGCTATAGCTGCTGAGAAAGCTCTAGAAGTACAGCGCCTTAAATCTCAAATTACTGAAAAAGGCAGAACAGCGACATTAACTCGTATGGCTGAGTTAAAGAAAATTGAGGCTCAAGTTACAAGAGAATTGGCACTTGCTGAAGAAGCATTGGCTGTAGCTCAATCAAGATCAGCAGCAGCTGGTGCGGCAAGTGTAGGGATAGGATCACGGCTTTTAGGTTTACTTGGTGGTCCAGTTGGTATTGGGATTACAGTAGCAAGTTTAGCAGCTGGTTATCTATTAATGCGCGACAACACAGCGGAAGCTAATAAAAAACTTGAAGAACAGGCTCGAGTTGCGGAAAAGACAGATGAGGCTTTAAAAAAACTATCTGGCAATGACAAGGCAAAAGCCGTTAATGATTTAACTACTGCGTTTAAAGCTCAAAATGAAGCACTAGAAAAATCTTCGTTTGCTGTTGGTGCTGCATTAATTGATATCGAAAACTATGCACGAGGAAATAAAGAAGTTGAAAAGATTTCTCAAGATGCAAGAACTGGAACAATCAGTTATTCAGAAGCCATAGAACGTTTAAATAAAATTAAACTGCCTACCGATCTGTATGAAAATCTTAAAAAGCAAGCTACCCAATATGATGAAAACTCATCTAAAGCAAGTTTGTCTGCAGAAAAACTCAAAATATTCGGTGTTGAAGTTAGTCTTGCTGGCAATAAGGCACAAAATGCAGCAGTACAAGTAAAGAGTAATACGGATGAGCTACATGGTAATGCTAACGCAGCCGATCGTGCAGCTAAAGCGCAAAAAGGTTATTTCGAAAGTCTTCGTTCAGAAGTACTTAAATCGAATGAAGAGCTGGCGTTATTAAATCTTGGCTACAGTGAAGAAACTGTTAAAAAGATTATTGAACTTCAAAAGGCAAAACAAGCCGTTGCTCCTCCAGGTACTACTGCAATTGTAACCAAAGAGGAGATGGATTTAGTTGCACAAGCTCAAAAGGCCCTCGATGTACTGAAAGACAAAAAGGATGAGCTAACTGCTGCTGAGCGAAAACATACGAGTGAACTTGAGAAACAACAAAAAGTTTTACAAGTGAATGAGAAAGTTCAAGCTAATGCAGCGAAGTACAATTTTTCTGGCATTGAGTCTAAGTACAACTTGCCAGCTGGCACCTTATCTGCAATCCATATGATTGAGTCACGTGGTAATGCCAGAGCTTACAACAAGTCTACAGGTGCAACTGGTGGGTTCCAGTTTCTAGAAGGTACAGCAAAGCAATATGGTGTAAAAGACCGTTATGACTTAGCTCAGTCTGCTGAAGGTGCAGGTAAGTACATGTCTTACCTTTTAAAACTTTTCAAAGGAGATTTAGAAAAAGCTGTACGTGCTTATCACGCTGGTGAAGGCAATGTCCAAAAGGGTAAAGGTATTGGTAAAAATAATAATCAATACTGGAAAGACTTTATGGGCTATGTGGCTGGTGCTAATGGATACAGTGCTGGTGATATCTCTTCCAAAGACTTTGACAAACTTCTTCAAGACACAACGAACTTAGCTAAAGAACAGGCAAAAATACGTCTTCAACTGGAAAACGATGTAGCTGATGAAGTGACCAAGATTAGAAATGATCTTGCTAAGAAGTTGGAAGATGTTGATAAAGCCAACTTTACCCCAGAGCGCAAAGCTGAAATTAAGGCAGAATTACAGCGCCGTGCTGATAATGATGTGGCTATTGCCAAACAAGCAATTAGAAGCAAACTGGAAGACTATAAGGAGTTCCAGAAAACCGAGGAGCAGTTACTTGAGGAGAGCTTTAACCGTAAAAAGTTCAATGCAGCTCATGACATTGAATTAAGTAAGTCTGAGCAGAAGCAAGCTGTTGAATTGCTAGAACAGCAATATCAACATGAGTTGGAGTTGATCAACCTCACAAAGTCTGCACGTCAATCTGCATATGATCAAGCCAATTTAAAGGCATTGCAGGAGCTAAAACAGCAAAGAGATCTTTTAGCTGCACCATTTGAACAGCGAGCAGGTCTTTCACTGCAATTTGGTGAAAGAAATGCATACGCTGAAAATGACAACAACCTGATTAATCAGCGAGATGAGCTAAAAATCCAACTTGAGCAAAAAGTGATAACAACACTTGAATACAACAAACGGATTGAAGATGCTGTTTTGCTTCACGAGCAAAACAAATACAAGATCCAGGAGGAGTACTCAGAAAAATATAGTGACTTGCAGTTCAACCAAAACCAAACGCAGCTAAATATGTATTCTTCCATGATCTCGGCTGCTCAAGGAACATGGGGAACCATGACAAGCATTATTAAGGATGCTCAAGGGGAACAATCAAGTGCATATAAGGCAATGTATCTGGTTCAACAGACAATGGCCGCTGCTCAGGCAATTATATACGGAAACCTAGCTTCCGCTGCCGCTCTTGCGCCACCACCTATCGGCTTAGGTCCAGTAGCAGGTATACCGCTATCTACTATGATGAAAACCACTGGATATGTTAATGCTGGTTTGATTATGGCTCAAGGTGTTGCCGGTATAACTGGTTTCTCAACTGGTGGATATACAGGCAACATGGGCCGAGGTGATGTTGCTGGTGTGGTTCATGGTCAAGAATATGTACTTAATGCCGCAGCGACTAAGCGAGTCGGTGTTGATACGTTGAATGCCATTAACTCTGGTGGGAGTTTGGAGAGAGTAACATCCTCTAATGCACAACCTGTCACAATCCAAGTGTATGTAAATGATTCAGGTGTTAATACTAATGGTGCTAATACTCAGGATCAGAAGCAGCTTGGGCAAATGATCGGCAATGCTGTTAGAACGATTATCCGGCAAGAGCAACGACAAGGCGGTTTATTATCAAAGTAACCCACTCAGGAGAGTGGGTTTTTTAATGGGAGTACAAAAGTGAAAAAGTACATTATGACTTTTCTGCTTGCTTTATTGATTGCTGTAGTTTTCTACATAAGTGCAAATTTAATTGATTTTAATCTAATTGAATATGCAACGGGTTTCGTCTTTGGATTGTCATTCACCCTCATTTTTAAAAAACAATCTAAGAGTACTAAAATTGCTGACTTAATGGACAAGCAATTAAAAGAATGGGGAGTTCGTGAAAGTAGGCGGGCAGGTTTATTCGCTCCAGATCAAGATACGAAGGATCTAGAAAGTTGCAAAAAACGTTTTAAAGATAGTCCGGTAAGTATGAAAGTTGAGTGGTCAAAAAAAGATGAGTAATCGTAAATTCACTTGGTGCCAAGATTTAGAAGGTAACTCAGGTTCGCAGAGCTTTAATACGTTATCAAGCAAATTTGGTGATGGGTATGAACAAAACATTGCTGTAGGTATCAATAACCGATCTGGTGAATGGACTTATCAAAGAACGGCTTACAAAGCCGAAATTATGCAAATCAAAGCATTCTTTGATGACCATAAAGGAGCTGACTCGTTTCTTTGGGATTCGCCGTTAGACGGTGAAGTTCGAGTTAAAACAGGCGAATATCAACCCCGTTGTTTAGGCGGTGATGTTTGGCAAATCTCAACGACTTTCACCCAAGTTTTTTACCCTTAAATTTAAATCTCTTTAAAGCCCCTAAAAAGGGGCTTTTTTTATGCGAGTAAGAAAATGACGATTCAAACAGTAAATTTAGGTACGGCACCGACTGGCGCAGGTGGTGATACTTTCCGTTCAACTGGCGCAAAAATAAATGAAAACTTTACGAATAATACCCATGCAGCAAGTCGATATGTTGGAACTGCGGATGGTAATTTGCTAGAAGTTGGAGCTTTTGGTGTAGGTCGGGGTTCATTACTTACTGATCAGCCGAATGCAATAACTGCGAATGGCTTTTATCACTCAAGGTTAGAGAATGGGATGAATTATTGTTCTTTAATTCACGTAGGCCATTCTCATGATACCGATTATTCATGGCAACTTGGCGTACCGATGGGTGATACAAATTTGTATTCGCTAAGGGGGCGGGTTAAATCAAAAGGAGTATGGTCGAATGAGGCTATTATTAGAAATAGTCATAATACCACTATCGACTCGAACGGATTTATCAAAGCTGCCTCTCCCGTTGTTAAATTGTTTGCAGATAAAATTGAGTTAAATGAAGAAGCTGCAGAACAGCCACTTTCTTTTGAAAAACTGGATGTTGGTCATTACTTGGTAAAAGGGTCTTCAGGATTTGCGAAAGAAGGCTGGTGGATTGAAATTCCTACAGACACTCATGGCAATAAGATTTGTGCAGTTGAATATCAAACTTTAGAAAACGGTGATCTTGAAATTAAGACATTCAAGAAAAAGCTAAATGATGAGGGCGATATTGTTGCGAATCTCGATGCACCAATTGATATCCCAAATAATGCAAACGGTGAGCCGCGCTGGATTGATATTCGTTTAAACAGTATCAAGAAGATAATCGTCAGAAAAATTCCACGTACTGAAAAACAACCGCGTATGGTCCAGCAAGTAAGATATGCACCGCAATTGACCTATATCACTAAATACGAAGATTTATTTGATGATGAAGGAAAAGCTGTAATTGTGGATGGCAAGAACTATAAAAAGCCAGTAACCCACATTCAAACTGATCAAAACGGCACACCCATCCTATCAAATCAACCAGTCATTAATGAAAATGGTGAACCAGTATTCGAATGGGTGCAAGCAGTAGATAGTGAAGGAAATCCTGTTTTTGATGATGTGCCAGTCTTAGACAAAGATGGAAATCCAATCTATGACGAGGTGACTTATGACCCTGAATAGTGATTTCCAGAAGCTTTATGTAGATGGATTAATCCATTTGTATGAACTAGATGCCAGCAGTTTAGGTGCTGGCATTTTACGTTTCCACGGGCATATAGCTTTTCAAGATTGGGAAAAAATTTACTCATCGATCGGATCTGAAGGATTGATCGGGGCAGACTCTGGAAGCATTGGCAAAGTTTTTGATGCT